TCCCAAACTTGCCAAAAAACGATTTCGAGAAGAGATATATAAAGCCTGGAATCATGAATGTGGTTATTGCGGTGATACCGCAACAAGTTTAGACCATATCGTACCAAGGTTTAAATCTGGTTCTTCCAACTGTCACAACCTTCTTCCTGCTTGTCGCAAGTGCAATGCGAACAAAGGAAGTGATGACATGGAGACCTGGTACACACAACAAGATTACTTTTGTGCTGAAAGACTTAGAAGAATTAAGCAATGGATGAACAAAAATGTTGTTCAGTTGTTCCCTGATGATTTAGAATATTTGAAACCTGGTTTAACTGATTAACGTGAGCATCGAAGCAGATATCAGAGTAATGTATCTGAATATCTTGGGCCGTCCTGCTGATCCAGGTGGGTTGAATGCTTATGTCAATGCTTGGAACAATGCACTAGGAAGAGCGCAAAGAAGTTCTAATCTAACAACAAGGCAACAACAAGAAGATTATGCTTACAACGAAGTTGCAACAAGTTTAAAAGGTAGTGGAGAATATAGAAATCGAGATAACGTAATACGTAACGCATATAGGACTTTTTTGGGAAGAGAGCCTAGCAATGAAGAAGTTGCCGCGAAATCAAGAGAAAGTACAGATACTAGCCAAATCGTAAAAGGAATAAGGGATTCAGCAGAAGCTGCTGACTTTAGAAACGCTTTAACTCGGGATTATTTAGGGGCTTATTCAGAAATAGATAAATACGCTAATCAAAATGCTTTTAGTTACAACCAAAACAGATTCAATAACTTTAAGGGAGGCACTGCTTATTTGGGAGCCTTAGATCATTGGAATCGTTATGGAAAAAATGAAAACAGAGTAATTCCACGCACAAACTTACTTGTTATTGATCCTAGAACAAAGCAACTTACACTAGCAGATAGAAAATACTTTAGCAGCGATGCATGGAATAATTATCAAAATATTATAAAAAGGTTTCAACAATCATCTGGCGGAGACTATAAATCTTTATTAGAAACATCTATAAACTCTTTAGATTCTGCAGCTAAAAACAATTTAATTAACTCTGGAGGTGTAGATGCAATCAATGCTTATTACACAGAAAACAAAATAAAAACCTGGGATCCTGTCACTCAAGGCGCTCAGCCTCCTGTTGGAGGTTTTAATGTAGATCAAAATGGAAATAAAATTGCTTACTATGAGACTCAAGACCCAAACGCTGTAAAAAGTTGGAATGACAATAAAGCTTTTAAAGTTGGTGGTGTTAGTTTTGATAACCCTGACTATACGGTAAGATATGGAGATTTAAATAATTATCTCCATTATCGGTACACGACAACAGGTAAAGCTGCTGGACTTAGGGCAAACCCTGAAGTAGAACCAGAAGAAGCAACTCAATATACAGAACAGTTAACAGATGCAGAACTTCAGATTTATAGAGATAATGTTCTAGGTCTTGGCGCCAGTGGAACAGCAATTGACTGGGAAGATGAAAACGTTGGTTTACTTGAAGCAGAAGCTTTAAAGGCACTAGAAGCAAGAGACGCACAAGAGCAACAAGTTTTTGGTGCTCTTACACAAGATGCACTAAAACAAGCGTCTCAAAAACTCCTGGAACAAAAGAGAAGAGAGTCAAATCTTTCTTTGTTTCAAGGTCTCCCTGGCTACGATGAAATTCTCAGTGTTAATGAAACACTCGCAAACTCCTTACTTGGAGATACTGGCGTTGGTGGCATCTTGTCAATAACTCAAGACCCAGAAAAAACACAAGAATCCTTAGAAAAGCAAATCTCTCAGTTTACTGGAATTTCATCTAATTCAACAATTTACAATTGGCAAAATTGGTTTGATTCAGAGCTAACAAAACGTTATCAAGAAATGACTGAGGTCATGTCTCCAGAAGACGCGACCCAAATGCTTCAAGTGGAACAAGAATTTGCTCAAACTTTTATTGATCAATATTTAAAACCTCGTTTTGATCAATCTAAATCCATGGATGAATTTATCAGTTATATGGATGTTAAAGAAGAAGAGCAAAATATTTTTCAGACACAAGATGCTGTAAACGCTTTAAAAGATGTAGCTAGTATTAGAGCAAAACTATTTTACGATCAAATCAAATCAGCAACAGGCGGAAAGTTTAACTCTGATTTTTACTTTGATCCAACAGTAGATCAAAATGAAGCCAAGACCGATCTGTATCAAAAACAAAAAGATGAAGTGGCTAAAGACTGGGAAAACGCAAAAAATAATGGAGACACTGTAAAAGTAGGTCAATACACCTGGGACCAATGGGCATATTATTATGGATTAAATCCTAATGATAAAGATGATTTTGCACGTTTGCATTATCAGGTAAAGGGTCTAGGTGAAGGCTTTGATCCAGCAGAAGATGTTGTAACAGTTGATGATGCGCGAGCATATATCAACAACGTTGTCGTGCCAGCAATTGAACAGGCTGACCTTGAAATTGGAGATCAACCATTCTTGCAATTCACGACTCCTGAAGAATTTGCAGATGAATTACTTGAAGGTATTAGCCCAGAAGAAAACAAAGAAGAATGGAATCGCATTCTTGAAATGTATGGATTAGATCCCTTGTCTGCATCGTTGGAAGAAGTAAAAGACTATATTATTGAAGCAGTACGCACCAACCAAGCCCAAGACATTCGTGAATCAATTAAATATCTCAACGAGAAAAAATTAAAACCAACACAAGAACGATTAGGTGTTACTTATATTGAAAGAGCCGAAGATGAAAAAACAGTTGACAATCCAGAAGAAACTGCGTTATATACAATTTTTAAAAACTCAGGTTATGCAGGATCTGAAGATCAGTTTTACGATGAATTTATGTCTGACACTAGCAAATCAGAACAGCAGTTATTGGCCAAAGCGATGTCAGGGGATTTAAGCTTGACTGAGATTGGAACTGATCCTTTTGAAGCACTAGCCGACGTAAGTAGTTTTTTTGGAACAGAAGAAGATATCTTTGGCTCTCCAGTTGATAAAGCTGAAAAAGAAGAAGATAAGCCTACAACATCTAGTTATTTTAGACTGTTTGAAGATGACGAAGCAGAGCCAACAAAATCAAATGCGGCTGAGTCTTACATCTCTGAATTTACATCTCTCTTTAAAGGATTTAAATAATGTCAGATAAAAGAAAAAAGGCAGCTAAGGCAGCTAAGATACATAAAGATTCAATGCCTTGCAATAAACCAAGGAAAACCCCTGGTCACAAGACAAAATCACATGTAGTAAAGGCATGCCAAGGGGGAGAGGAAAAGATTATTCGTTTTGGTCAGCAAGGAGTTAAAGGCGCAGGTAAAAACCCTAAAACAGAAAAAGATAAAGCTCGCAAAAAATCCTATTACGCCAGACACAATGCCCAAGATCCCAATCCAAGCAAGATGTCAGCCAGATACTGGTCGCACCGTGAAAAATGGTAAGTATAGCCATTATTGAATAAATTAGATACAATACAGATAATTATGCCTGTACGCAATGTCCGATTATTCACGGGCAATTAAACTCATCAAGCTCTATGAAGGGTTTAATGAACGGGCATACCCCGACCCAGAGACTGGTGCAGAACCCTATAGCGTAGGTTACGGTACCCAGTTTTATCCTGATGGTTCACCAGTGAAGCAGGGTAATTGTTGCACCAAGCAGAAAGCAGCTGAATATCTTTTGAAAGAAGTTCAAGTCATTGCAAATGATCTAAAGCAGCTCAACCTGGGACTAGATCACTCCATGGAGGAAGCCCTGGTATCCTTCATCCACTCAATTGGTTGGGATCCTTTTCTTTACAGTGACATCATTGATTACTGTGACAAAGAAGAATGGATTGCAGCAGCAGAGGCCATGACCCATTGGGTCTTTGATAACCAACACAAAGTCATTGGTAACCTCGTGGAACGACGCAGAGAAGAAGTACGTCTATTCCTATCTGAGATGAATGCCAATGCCTGGACCTCAGGAGAAGTACTCCTAAAGGCATTCAGGTTGTATTCTGCAACACCCCATGAAATCAGGGCAATTAGAAATTTGGAAAATCAGATTAATCCATATGTACTAGCTGAGTTCAATAATCAGTTTCATCTCGCCGACGAGGATTCAAATTACAAGTCATGGGAGTAAAATAAAAGAAGCGATCGGATTACGCATGGGACAATCTGCAGAAACAAGGGAATTTGAAATGCCCCTTCATTTGCAGCTCGCCATGCGTCGGGCTGAACTTGAAGCACAGGAATTAACCTGGGATCAGCTTGTAGTCGCACTCTTAAACCTTTACCACCAGCGACTCCTGGAAATTCAAGCAGTAAAAGATATGCTGCAAGAAGAAGGGATTGAATTGGATTTTGATATCCCTACAGACATTGAACTCGCCCAGCTTGCAATGGCAGTGGGCGAGGATGAATATGATGACGATGATGAGGAAGGACTCTGCAGCCCGTTCTAGGGCTCATCGTCAACCATTGAGATCAAACGATCAAGATACCACTTACACTTCCTCAGATCTTCAATACCCCCTTTATCACGCCACCTCCACAAGTACTTGGCGCAGTTACCTTGCAGGAATCCTTTATATCCTTCTGGCGTTAGCTGCGCTTCGATACCTTCAATGCATTCAATGCCTGCGTTATTGTAATGCTTGGGTTTTAAAACATTATCAAATAATTCAGGGCGTTTTTCCTCTACGGCCCAGGGCACAGGACAAACACCGCCAGGGCAATCAGTAGTTGCGTCGGTATCTACCGGCTCAAACCACGACGTTTCCGAGACATCTCCATCTCCTCCTCGCTGGGTTCCGC